CTCGCCTCGCACCGCTTCCCTGCTTGGTATCTCGGCAGGCAGCCCGAAAAACAATTTCTCTCAGTGTCTGCAACGGAAGGCCTCGCAAGTGATTTCGGCAGAGCTGTCCGCAACACGATCGACAGCGCAGAATACCAAGCAATCTTCGAACACACGCAACTCGCTGAAGACAGCCAGGCAAAAGGCAAGTGGCATACTAGCGCTGGCGGTGTTTACTACGCACTTGGCGTCGGTGGTTCTGTTCTTGGTCGCGGCGCTGATTGCATGCTTATTGATGATCCCTATTCGAGCATGCAGGACGCGCTATCCGAACTCACACGCAAGAATGTCTGGGACTGGTACACCGGCACGGCGTATAATCGATTGATGCCGGGCGGAAAGATCGTCGTCATCAATCATCGGATGCACGAAGATGATTTATGCGGGCAGTTGCTCGCACAACAGGCAGCAGGCGGCGATCGTTGGGAAGTGGTCGAGTTGCCGGCCATCAACAGCGACGGGTCTGCACTGTGGCCGGATGCGTATCCAATCGCAACGTTGGAGCGCATCCGGCGCAATACACAGGCGAGGTTCTGGTCCGCGCTCTACATGCAGAACCCAACGCCGGACGAGGGCGACTACTTCAAGTCGGATTGGCTGAAGCCGTATGACAAAGCGCCAGCCGCCTCAACGCTTAGAGTTTATGGTGGATCCGACTACGCAACGACTAGTGATGGCGGCGATTATACAGTCCATGCAGTCGTTGGGATTGATCCGGAAGGGCGCATGTATCTGCTCGATGTGTGGCGCCGCCAAGCATCGAGCGACGTCTGGGTTGAAGCCTTCTGCGATCTCGTCAAGGAGCATCGTCCGATCGCGTGGGCGGAAGAAACCGGCCAAATCAAAAGCGGCGTAGGTCCGTGGATCGACAAGAGGCAACGTGAGCGGGGTGCGTGGTGTGTCCGAGAGCAATTCCCAACACGAGGAGACAAAGCGGTACGTGCGCAGTCTATTAGGGGGCGAATGGCTCTCGAGGGACTTTACGTTCCGCGGCATGCACAATGGTATCCCGATCTTAGAAGTGAGTTGCTTGCCTTCCCAGCCGGAAAGCACGACGACATTGTCGACGCTCTCGGACTTATCGGACAGTTGTTAGATCGCATGATGGCGGGCGAGCATCCGGCAATGGCGCCGAAGCCAGAGAATGCGTCAGGCTATCGCCGGCACGAGCCGGAAGTGCGCGCGAACCATCTTTCGCTAATAGGATAGCATGCCAGCATCACCAGGCTACTCAACCGGGGCACCGTTCGCAGGCACCGGTAGCACAGCTGTGGCTGTGATCCCAACAGAAAAGCAGGAATATTGGTCGCTCGAGAAATGCCGCAAGGCGTACAGCAACTACCTCGACAACAAGCAGGAAGAAATCTCCGAGCAGAAAAACGCACGCAGATATTATCACGGCGCGCACTGGACCGAGGCGCAGATCAAGGAGCTGAACAAGCGCAAGCAGCCGGTCGTCACGTTCAACCGCATTGCCCGCAAGCTCAACGGCGTGGTCGGCCTGATCGATCGCCTCAAGCAGGATCCGAAGGCATACCCGCGCACACCGAAGCACCAAGAGGGCGCCGAGCTGGCGACCGCGGTGATCCGCGCGGAATTGGACATGGGCAACTGGAACGCGAAAGCGCCCGAGGTGGCGCTGGACGCTGCGGTGGAAGGTCTGTCCGGCATTGTGATCGAACTGGGCGAGCAGGACGACAAGGGCAATTACGACGTCGATTTCAATCCGGTCGAGGTGGATAGCTTCTTCTACGATCCACGATCGTATCGCGGTGACTTCTCCGACGCGCGCTACATGGGCGAGGCGAAGTGGCTCGACCTGGAGGCGGCGCAGGATCTGTTTCCGGATCATGCCGAGGAACTGGCGGCGACCACCGAGAACACCAGCGACCTGACCAGCAATCCTGATCGGGAAAACAAGTGGTTCATGATGGAGGGCGGCAAGCAGCTCATCCGCCTGGTTGACTGCTGGTATCTGCACAAGGGACGCTGGTGCTGGACGATGTTTACGGGGTCCATGATTCTCGACAGTGGCGAGAGCTATTTGTTCGATGACAAGCAAAAGCCGATCTGCCGCTACATCATGTTTTCCTGCAACGTCGATCATGACGGCGATCGATACGGGTTCGTGCGCAACATGCGCAGTGCGCAGGATGAGTACAACGCGCGACGCAGTCGTGCCCTGTTTACGGCCAACTCTCGCCGACTGATCATGACACAGGGCAGCGTCGCCGATATCGAGCGGGTGCGGCAGGAGTGGTCACGGCCGGACGGCGTGATCGTGACCAACGCGCGCACGCCGGAGGAAGGCATCAAGAGCGACGATCAATCGTTCGACTTCGCCGGCCAGCTCAAACTGATGGAAAACGCCATTGCGGAGCTGGACAATTACGGCCCGAACCAGGCGCTGATCGGCGACATATCCAACCAGAGCGGCCGGGCTATTCAATTGCTGCAGCAGGCCGGCATGGCCGAGCTGGGGCCGTATATCCTGGGCTATCGGGGCTGGAAGATCCGGGTTTATCGGGCGCTGTTCTGCGCCGTTCAGCGCTACTGGACCGGCGAGAAGTGGGTGCGGGTGACGGACAACGAGGGCGTTGCACAGTTCGTGCAGGTCAACGGCACGCAGATGGATCCGATGACGGGTCAGCAGCAATTGGTCAACGCGATCGGCGAACTGGACGTCGACATCATCATGGACGAGGGCAGCGACACCATCAACGCGCAGCAGGACGTCTATGAGACGCTGACGCAGATCATGCCGTCGATCGCACCGATGTTGAAGCCGCAGGAGGCGGCGGCTGCGGTGAGCATCCTGGTGGAAAGCTCATCCCTGAGTGCGACGGCGAAGAAAACCTGGCGGGACGCCACGCAGCAGCAGCAGCCGGATCCGATGCAAGAGATGGCGAAGAAGATTGCGCTCGAGGGCGAGGCCGCGAAGGTCGGCGAGACGAAGAGCAAGACGCAGCTCAACATGGCAAAGGCGCAGAGCGAGGGCATGCCGGACATGGCGCAGCCGGGTCAGCCGCAGCCGTTCGAATTGCCGCCTGAATTGCAGGTGGCGCAGTCGATGGCTGACATCGAGGACAAGCGCGCGAGTGCGCAGCACAAGCAGGCGCAGGCGTACAAGGCGCAGACCGACGCGGAACTGGCGCCGCAGTGGGCCGTTCATGATGCACGGATGGAGAAGGCGAAGTTCGTGCAGGACGCGCACGACGCGCATGAGGATCGCAAGATGAATGCCGAAGCCAAGCGGATGCTGGCGCACAAGCGAAACGGTGGAGATGCGTGATGGCTGGACATGACACGATCGATGAAGTGAAGCCGGTTGACAAAACAACCCTGCCGCCGGTCGACAACGACATAAAGCCGCCAGAGGGCTTAAGCCCTGCTCAAGAGGCAAAGTGGGAGGCGGACCACCCTCATCCGGCTGGCACCGATTACGATGCGCCGCCCAAGCAGTGGGTGCCGGGGACTGTTGTCCCCCAAGACACCGATCCCGCTGACATGACGGACGCGGAGTACGTGCAGTGGTGCTTTGAAAACCGCATGCCGTACTGGGCGATCAAGAAGGAGATTTACTTGCGCAAGCCGCCGGTCGTGTCGGGGGTTGAGCCGAACACCGCGGCGATTGGTGATCCGAGTTTCGACATTCACGTCAGCGGCACGGGCTTTTTGCAGGACAGCATTATCGTGTTCGCCGGCCAGGACGAGCCGACGACGCTGAACGAGGACGGCACGCTGTCGACCGGCGTCAATATGGGGACGTGGTTCGGGCCTGACACGCTCGAGGTCAAGGTGCGCAACGGCAGTCTGTATTCCGAGCCGGTGACGTTCACGTTCACGGCGGCGCCGGAGGCTGATGCTGGTCGCAAGGACGACCGCAGGGACGATGACGCGGACGACGAGGGCGAGCAGGAATACGAGCACGACCAGGAGCCGGGCGACGATACCGCGAACAAGAAACCGCGAAAAGTCAGGCACAAGAAATGAGCGAGAACCCGATGGGCGACGAGGTCGAGATAGCGATGGAAGAACTAGCCAACCGGTTCGCGATGGCGGGCGATACGGTGGTGTGGACCAGTGCGGAGGTTGCGGACGCGATTAGGCGTTTTGCGGCGTACCCGGAAGATCCGCTGACTAATCGCGACGAGGACGAGAAGTAATTCTATTCGGCGTTGGCTCCACCTTTAGGTGAACCGGCGCCGGAACGCGGGCGGTGTTGAGCTGTACTCAATGCCGTCCGCACCAGTTTTGAGTTTCGCCTGATCCGAGCGAGATCGGATTAACGCTCCTGTCTGCAGCGACATGCAGGCCTCGTCGGGCCACGAAACGGCCAGCCTAGAGGAAACCATGGCAGAAATGGACGACAAGGAGCTATTCAGCTCCGCGATGACTGACGACCCTACTCCTGAGACAACGGAGCAGCCGGCAACGGAAGCCCCGCCACAGCAGGACGGGCGACCACGGGACGAACACGGGCGGTTCGCGAGGACCGAGCCAGAGCCTCAACCTGAGCCACAACAGCCGACTGCGCAGCAGCCGGACCCGGCAAGGGATGAAGGTCACGTTCCACCGTGGAGGTTGCGTGAGATAAGAATGGAAAGGGACGAGATAAACGCTCGTTACCTCGAGACGCAACGTCAGTTGGAAGAGATGCGGCGGCAAATGCCGAAGCCTGAGCCAGCGCCGAGGCCTGATCTGTATGAAAATCCGGATGGGGCCATCAAATACGGCGTTCAAGAATATGTCGACCCGCAAATTCAGCAAATGCGTGATGAAATCGCGCAGTTGAAGAACTCTTATGTCAGTCAACGGGAAGAGGAATCCCGCGAGAAGGCAATTGAGAAGTACGGGGAAGAGGCCGTTCAGAACGCCTACGTCTGGGTTGCCGAGGGCATCCGGTTGCGGGATCCGAATGTGGTGCATGCCTACAATCAGGTGATGCAGTCACGGCGGCCTTTCGACAGTCTTGTGCAAATCCACCAGGAGATTTCGCTCATGCAGCAGGTCAAGGCTGCGGGCGGCGTCGAGCGGTGGAGAGAGCAGCAGCTCAACGGCGGCCAGCCGCAGCAGCAGTCACGTCCACAGCCAGGTCAACCTCAAGGCAGAGTTAATCTGCCGCCCAGCTTAAGGAACACGCCGTCAGCCCGCAGTGGCAATGACGACAACAGTTCCGATACGAGTGACGCGGCGTTGTTCAGGCACGCTATGCGCTGACCTTCGCTACAATAGACCAAACCGCCCGCCTAGAAGGCGGGTTTTTATTGAGCGGACGCCAGCGTGAGGGGAAACTCACATGGCTCTCACGACCATCGACACCAACAACAAACTCATCAAATACACCAAGGAGATCAATCGCGAATACGTTCGCGAGAACCTGTTCTCGCCCTACATGGGCGAGGATCTGAACTCCATCATCCGCATCCGCCAGGAACTGAAGTCCGGCGGCGAGGTGGTGAATATCCCGTTCGTCAAGCGCCTCAAGGGCGCCGGCGTCGGTCAAGGCACGCTGGTTGGTTTTGAAGAAAAAATCGACAACTACGGCATGCGGGCCAAGGTCGACTGGAAGCGCAACGCCGTCGTCACCAACAACGCCGAGGAGCAGAAAGACTCGGCCGATATTTTTGGCGAGGCCAAGCCTCTGCTTTCCGATTGGGGCAAGTCGGAGCAGCGTGACGATCTTATCGAAGCGATGATGGCACTGCCGACCGAGACGCTGCCGGCCGCGGATCAGACGGTCAACGGCCTGTTGTACAACGTCGCGACGACTGGCCAGCGCGACACCTGGCAGACGCAGAACGCCGATCGCATCCAGTACGGTGCGCTGCGGTCCAACACCAAGGCAACGCACGCGTTGTCGCTGGCTGAACTCGACATCACCAACGACAAATTGACGGGCGCCAACCTGTCACTGCTCAAGCGCATGGCGATGAACGCCGACCCGCATATTCGTCCCTACAAGACCAGGGACGGCTACGAGTATTTCGTGGCGTTCGCCGGCACCAACACGTTCCGCGACCTGAAGCTCGACCTGCTGCCCTACAACAAGGACAGTCGGCCGCGTGAAGGCAACGGGATGGACAAGAACCCGCTGTTCCAGGATGGCGATCTGATCTTTGACGGCGTCATCATCCGGCAAGTACCGGAGATTTCGGGCTTTGTCACGTCGACCTGGACCAACCTGCTGACGGGCGGCACCACGTCCAACCGCGTCGAGCCGGTGTTCCTGTGCGGCCAGCAGGCGGCGGCGCTGGTGTGGGGGCGGATGGCGAAGCCGACGTTCCGGAAAGAGGACGACTATCAGTTCTTGACCGGTGTCGGCATCGAGATGTGCTACGGCACGGTGAAGATGTATTCCAAGCATCCGATGACGGGTTCTGCTCTGGTTCAGAGCGGCATCGTCACGGGCTTCTACAGCTCGGCGGCGGATTAACGACAACGGGGAGCAGGGAAACCTGCTCCCCTTTTCTTTGTGAGGGCACATGGTCGACATCTCAAAGACGCGCGAAGACCTGATTTACCGGGCGGCGACGGAAGTGGGCGCGCTGGCGTCGGGGCAGAGCCTGTCCGCGGAGGATTTTGACACGATTGACAATTTGGTGGACCCGCTATGCCAGCAATTGTCGTTCGACGGCATCGTGCATGTGCAGGACACCAACGCCATTCAGCCCGAGCATTTTCTGCCGCTGGCAAGATTGCTGGCGAACGAGAGTGCGATTTCGTTCGGGCAGGCGTTCTCCAAGGACATCAAGATTGCCAACGAGACGATCCTGCTGCGGCTGACGGCGATGCGGCCGACGTATGAGACGCTCGAGAACGATTATTTCTAATGACAGCCATAGTCCTCCCCACCACCACAATGCCCGGCCAGAACGAGCAGGAGAGTGGCGGCCGGCTGATCAATTGCTTTGTCGAAAGCCTGGGCGAGACCGGGCCGTCAAAGTTCAAGATCGTGCGGGTGCCCGGCATGGACGAGTGGGGCACGACGTCACTGACCAATTTCCGGGGCGCGCTGCAGGTCAACAACACGCTCTATGCGGCGTTCAACGGCGAGGTTGTCACCTTCACGGGGCCGGGCGCGGGAACGGTGACGACCGGCGGCCTGCCGGGGGACGATCCCGTGTTCTGGGCGCGCGACATGGCGACGACGCCAAACGTGGTGGTGGTCAGTCCCGACAACGGCGCCTTCGTGGTGGCGGCGGGTGCGGTCGCGACATTTCCCGACGTCGATGTCGGCTCGCCG